CGCTTGATCTCATCTTCCATCATGCGGCTGAGAAGGTCAATCTCATGTTCCAGTTCCTCGTCGGACATGTCCTTGAGGTTGATGTGGCGCGGGCGACAACCCGTAACGTCCTTGTACATCTCCCAGAAGAAACTTTCGTTTTCGTATCGCTTGAACTGAGCCACGGTCGTGACACCCATCTCAGCCCAGAAATCGAGTTCCTCGACATAGAGACCAGTCCAGCGATTATCGGGATCTTCAGCCACCCAAGCCCGCTTCTCAGCATTGAGGGCAGCCAGGTGTTCAGCGAGGGTCATGGTAGTCTCCGTTGTCATATACTATAGATAAGATCGGCAAGTCGGTTTTTCAAGAGCGGCAAACGCATATCAGCTATGCGCTGGCCGCAGACCTCGATTTATAGCCAAGCTTACGCATGGTAATCTGCTTCCGACCAGCATTGAAAACAGAACCACGGTCGTTACGGAAAGTCCGATCCGACTTTTTAGGGCGCTTGTATTTTCCGACAGTAATACAACCACCACGCTCAAAATATGTTAGCACTAGATTCTTTAGATCGGGGTTCATTTCTTCTCTCATATACTATAGATGGGGATGGCAACCCGGAATTTCAAGGGTTCATTTCGCATACCTGCTATGCTCTGGCCGCATAGGCTAAGTCATTGATTTCTCGTCTGGCTAAGTCATTGATATCATTGGGTCGAATCCAGACGCAATAGGAAGCGGCTGGAGCGGGTGGTTTGGGGCTTGGCGTAATCGTACCAACCGCTCTCCAGACCCGTCTCCAGCCGCTTCCAAATCTGTCAAATCTGAGCGGTTCTGGGGTGCTGCTTTTCGCTCAAAACCAGCTCACTAAACTTTCGGTTGATATCTTCCTTGACTACAACCTTTGTTAGAAGAAAGCCTGGAGTCCAGCCAGAGAATCCAGCACCGCGGTCTAAATGCTTTGCCATTCTCATGGCATCTTCCTCAAAGAAAAAAGTTTCAATCACTTGTTCGGTAGCAAGTTCAAAAACTCCCCACATGTAATCATCATTTTCCTTGAACGGTACTACATCATACTTGGTCATCTTCATACTTTGAATCCTTTGAACTTGTCTTTGTTGTTGCTAAACTGTTTCTGTGGAATCTTAGGTGTATTAGAAGTCTGCCCGCTATCGATGATATCCATCTGTGCGGTGTTCTCTACATCATACAACTTCATCTTGGCTCTGTCAATACCCAACATAAATCTCTTGTTCATTGTAGGATCATTATATCGGTTCTTCAACTGCTTTACCATAATCTGGCCGAGTGCTTGTAGTTCTTCGGTAGATATCAAGGCAAACATGAAGTCGGCCGTTGCAGGTAGACCAAATGATTCGGAAGTATCTTCAAGACCAACATCGGAAGATGTGAAGCCGCTTCTGGTTGTCTGTGTGGCTGAAACAACTGGCACTTCAAACTCTACAGCAAGACCACGCAACTCTTCCGCGATAGACTTGATATATGTATATGAATTGATATTGGAACCAGGCTTCACGCGCGAGGACATACAGATGTTGAGATAATCGATAAAGATAATATCTGGCTTGAATGACTTCTTCAAGTTCAACTCATTCAATAGTGCTTTGAAATGCATTGAAGATGCACCAGCAGTTGGATATTCCTTAACGATCAACTTGCCATTTGTCTTAGACTTGATCATATTGGCCTTCTTCTCATACATATCCTTCGATAGAGCCATCAGGTCTTCAAAGGTAATGTTCATGAGATTGGCATCAATACGCTTTGCTACTTCTTCTTCAGCCAACTCAAGGGTGATGTACAATACATTCTTGCCTTGGTTCAAACACGAAGCAGCAACATGACACATGAACAAAGACTTACCAACACCAGTACCAGCCAGTGCGATATTCAAAGTCTTCTTTGGTAGACCATCTTTGGTGATCTTATTGAAGAACTCAAGATCAAATGGAATCTTCTCAAGCACACGATGGTAGTAATCATATCGCTTATCAAAATCTTCAAGATAATCGTGACCAACGTTTGGATCAAACGATACAGCCAGAGCATCCGAAAGAATAGAGGGAATGGCCCCCGTTGTGAGGGAGCCATTCTTGTTGTTCATGATTTCGATTGAGGACATGATAGCATGATACAGAGCTTTTTCTTGACAGAACTTTTCAGTGCTATCGACAAGCCAATCAATGTTTGTATCGTCTGTGTTAGAACGAAAGTCATTGATTGTGGTATTGATACTCTTGACCTGATCTTCTTTCAAAGATGGAAGGGAATCAACTTCAATCTGTAAAGCATCATAGGTAGGAGCCTTGTTATACTTGATAACAAAGTCCTTTATCTCCTTGTAGAGAACCCGATCTTCTTCCGACGAGAAATATTCGTTCTTAATGAATGGCAATACCTTGCGGGTATAGTCATCATTCCTCAACAAATTCCGTAGGATCGTTTTCTCCAGTTGCATTCTTTTCCTCCAAAGTTTCCAGAATCATCGTATTCAATACAAGTCCAACATGTTGTGTGAACTTCACATCTTTCCGAAGCGATGTTTCGGTGTGATCGCCCATCTCAAGTAGATCATAATCAAACAACATCTTGGCTTGATCATTCTCCATCTCTTTGATGGACACAGTTGTATAGCGAAGTATAACATCTTTATACGGCCCAGTCAATAACTGAATGGGCATCGTCTTGTCTTCTTCATACAAATCATCTCTTAGGAGATAGTCTTTACCGATAAGCATTATTCTTCCTCCACGGCTGCAACATTAGACTTGCCGTAGAGGAATTCATCCTTACACTTTGCATCAATCTGGTCGAGAATATCCTTAGTGAAATACTTCTCAGGATTCTTTTCGATTGCTGATTCGAAAACTTTAGTTCCATTAGGAAGTTCGTAACGAGTTGTTACCTTCTTGAAGATACCAAACTTCTCAGCCAAGTCCAGAAGACCATAGTATGGATCAAGACCGGTCGCATAGTCAAGGAGAGTTTCGACCTTCTTATTCTCGATGGTCAAACGCGCCTTCTTGAGGTTTGCGGTGATGATAGCACCAGTAATGGAGTTATCGGACTTGTCCTTCCTTCTTCTTGGACAGGAAGAGAATAGTAGAAGCAGCATATTCAAGACCAGAACCACCACCCATCTTCTTAGTTGGAACATAAGCACCGACAACATCATAAACGTGATTGGTTACAATGAGAGGAACCTTAGCCTTACCAAGCTTTAGAGTCAGAACACGGAATGCACCACGAACAAGCTGTGCGCGTGTCATATCGCGTGTGTCTTTACCATCAGCACTATCCTCCATCTCTTTCGTAGTAGAAAGATTGCCAAGTGAGTCAAGAACAAAGAGCATCGGAGGACGATCCTTGTTGTTCTTATCTTCAATATACTTGTCGAGGATTTTTACGGCTTGAGTGCGGAACTCTTGGATAGTTGCGACCGGCACAACAGCAACTCGCTTTGTGTCAATCTCTCTATCTGCCAGCATTTGCTTAGATATTGCGGATTCGGATTCGAAGTAGAAGACGAACCCTGTTTCGTTGTCTCTGAGGAACTGTCGCACAATGTTGATTGCGTAAAAGGTCTTGCCGGTTGAAGGCTCTCCGGCAAGAGCGGTAACCTTGTTAGCAGGGAGGCCGCCGTATATACTACCAGAAAGCAAAGCATTGAGGCTATAGCTGCCGGTACCAATGAACCCAGTAACATCACCAGCTTCAACACCATCATCAGCAATACCCGCATACTCATTATCAATCTCCTTTAATAGGGAGTTAAACATATTACTCATATTGATTCTCCAATATTATGATTATCGTCAAGATTCTCCTTGACGCCGTATTTAGCAGCGAACGATATCTTCTTCGCTACATATCTCTCCCATCTGAACTTCAATCGCAATCAAAGTTTCATGTAGGTGAGTATTCGTAATCTTGTGTAGAGCCATTCGAGGCACATGAAATGATTCGCCTTTGCTAACAGTAAAGATATTACCATCAACGATGACCTTGCCTTCACCCTGTACAATCGTCCAATGTTCCGAACGATGATTGTGATACTGTAGTGAAATAGCCTGATCAGGTAGAATGTGTAGGCGCTTTACCTTGTATCCCTGATCTACATCAAGTACATGCCATTCACCCCACGGGCGCTTCATCGATTCATGTAACATCGGTTGATTCCTATCATTCAAATCATCATAACTATCCATTATTCCAACTCATCCATTGTTAAGTATTCCATTCGTCTTGATCTACTCATCGATATGTTGAATGCTAATAGAAGCAATACCGCTAAAGGATCAAATACAAATATGAGGATTATTATAACAAATCTGACGGCTTTGTCAAGCAATTGTTGATCATCTGACCCATAGATAAGTTCAGCAACATATTTTAGTGGGCCAACTTCCGCTTCAATCTTCTTTTGATTGGATTGTAGTTTGATCCTATCAGTCTTTAATTTGCCGATCTTATCAATCTCTGCTCTTTTTTCATCCACAAGAGTTTGTCTTGTTTCCTTTTGTTGCTTTGCCGCTTGTAGGGAAGATTTAGTCTGTCCCTTTTCAATCATCTTTGAAATGGAATCATCGATGACTTTTATCTGTTTATCCAAATCTGCGATGCGTTCCTCTTGGAACTTTATATCGTTATCAACGATTTCGATTTGATCACTAACACCAGTGTTCATTGTTAGTGTTTGTTCTATGTGGGCTCTTGATAAAAAGCCAAAGATTCCCATGCTTGTTATCAGCATGAGAACCACTATTGCTATTGTGAGATATGACTTGATTAGAAACGGCGTTTGTTTCCAGTTATTGTATAGCCATGATACTGCGACGAGTTTGCCAAATTCAAGTGAAGTGCCCATAATGACCACAGGCCAAAATGCTCCTGCAAAGATAGCAGTAAGACCTATGATTGAGTAATAAGCCGCAACGCCTGATATGATTAGTCCTGTAAGAAAGACCAGATAGTTTAAGAAATGTTGTTTCATCTCCTATTTAGCTGAAGAAATCTTCCAGCGATGAAACCTGTTCTGTCTTCCAACCAATGCTATCAAGGATGATCTTCAATGGTTCCACAAAAGACTTCTCGAATTGTGTATCATGGTCGATATACGATTTCAATTCAAATTCATCTGGCAGCGATTGCGGGAAAGCAATCACATTCGAATGAATAGGATTTGGCTCTTTCAGGAAGAGGAACTTGATCTTCTCACCTTCTTTGATAAGAGGCAACTTCTTGTCGAGATTATTAATAACGACAAAAGCATTATACAGTAACGAACCTCTCACATGAATTGGGCAACCTTTGCCATACACCATGTTCACATCTGAAAACTTTGCAAGACCATTCACACCGCGAGGGAATGAAATGTCAGCAATATTTTGATGACGGAACTCTTGACGCCATGTTTCAACCATACTGATCATATCATTCTCAGTCTTGTTGAGAACAACATCGATTGCTTCCCAAAGGATCTTACGACAATAAGATGGAGTAGAAGACTTGATCATTTCAAGACCCATGATCTTTACCTTAGGCTGCGTATACTCAACACCTTCGTTGTTATACACATTCAGAATGTAACGCTTCTTGGCTGTCCAGATACCCTTGTCGGCCAAAGCTTCACGCTTCATCTGCATCTTCTGTTCGTATGCGTTTACGTACTCAGCAAGCTCAGAATAAGCCTTGTCAATAAACGGTTGAATCCGATCTTCACACGCCTTGTCCATGAAGGTGATGATTTCTCTTGTAGTAGCATTCGGCTTCTGCTTAACAATAGTTTCGCTGACCAATTTATCAAGCGATAGGTAAATCGAGTCCGTATCTGACGCAATGACATAATCGTGATCCTTTGTCTTGAGTAACTTGTTCAGATACTCGTTTATCTTGTTTTCTATCCATCGAATAGAAAGTTGACCGGCCGTGGTAATACCCGAGGCCTGTCGAACGTCAAAGTACCTGAAATATTGGTTGCCAAGAGCGCCGTAAGCCGAATTGAGCGAAACCTTCTTCGCAAGTTGGAGATTGTTATATCGTGCAATGCGTTTTTCAATCTCATAGCGTTTTGATGGGTCGGTCTCTTTCTCAAGTTCTTTCTTAGCCGTAATAGCCTTCTTCTTGTACGCAGAGCGGTCATTGTACATTGTCTCCATAATTTCAGGCAAGAACCCATGGCGTTCTTTTGTGAAGAACTGTCCATTGGGAGTTAGTGTTACATTTGCAGCCTTTAGAATACTGGTACTAACTTCTTGATTGAGCAGGCCATCAATCGATACCTTGTTCATAGCAAACATACGCAAGGTAGGATCATAATGCTCAGGCTCAATAATAGTGTCTGGGCTGATATTGTACTGCATGATCAAATGCGGATACAGACTGTTCAAGTCGAATGAAGCAACCCACTTGTGAATGCCAAGAATCGGATCCTTGACGAATGCGCCAACATACGCTTCATCCTTATGGTGCTTGATGATAGGATCAACAACGATGTTCTTCTTACGAAGATGATTATAAACGATAGCATCCCACATACGCACCTGAGAGAATGCGTCCATGTAGTTTGTCTTGGAATCATACGCAAGAGTTAGAACAAGTTCAATCAGCTTGATCTTATCGTCAATCTTCTCTACAAGTTCAACGTCTTTGATGTTATACTCAATGAATAACTGATAGTTGTCCTTGTAGAGAGTATGAAGATTGCCATACTCTTCATACGAAAGCTTACGCTCACCAACTTCTACATTGGCAATAGCATCAAGCTTATATGATTCCTGAGACTGACCACCAGGAGCAAACTTCTTATACATTGCGAGATAGTCCAGAACAGCAATACCCATTAGATCATAGGCTTGTTCTTCTGCGCCATTATATCCACGAATCTTACGCTCATTCACAATCATCCAAGGAGACAGACGCTTTGTTGCGTCTTCACCAAGGACATTACGAATACGATTGACAAGATAGGGAATATCGAAACGCTCAACATTCCAACCAGTAATGATATCTGGATAGTTGTCTGCCCACTCATCAATGAACCGCTTGATTAGATCGATTTCATCACGGCACTGAATATACCAAACATCATCGCGCTTGTTATCAAACTTGCCACAACCCAGCACAATAAACTTGCCTTGATTGTTCTTGAATGTGATGGCAGTGATAGGCTCACTGGCCTGACCAGGCTCAGGGAATCCATTCTCGGATCCAACCTCGATATCGATATTGGTAACATTGATATGACTTAAGTCCCAGTCCACATCATCACTGAAATGGTCTGCGATAAAAGCATACTCATACTTTTGATTGCCATAGATTTTGAAGTTCTGTACATCTTTGTATGTTTCAACAAAGTCCCTTGTTTCGCGGATGTTGCCTGGCTTCATTTCAGCCATTGCATCACCAGAAACGGAAGTAAACCCTGTATGCTCTTTTGCTGGAACATACAGGGTTGGGAAATAATCAATCTTTCGCTTGACTTTTCTTCCGTCTTCTACACCGCGATACAGGATACGAGAACCGTAGACCTGAACATTAGTATAGAAAGATTTCATTTAAGCTCCTGGAAGGATAAGATTACTGGAAGGTACAACAAGTCCACCAAACATGGAATTATACTGATTGACGAACTCTTTGATGGGATTGATTATAGCAATAATATGAGATTTGTCAATAGTAAATGTCTTATCATCACTAAACTCTGCCCATGGAGCAAAGCCTACATTTGGAGTCTTAGGATCAACCTTGTTAGGCATCACAACGATACGAACAGGATTCTTGATTATCACACTTGTTGGAATAGGTGATGAGTCCGTAACTTCACCAAGTAACTCTTCACCTGTAACAAGTCTTAGAATCTTTACATTAGCGGCCATTATTCCAACTCCATCATATAATCAAACACTCCAACTGTCATCCACTTTTCAGGGACATATGTCATCCGATTACCACTCTCGGTCTTATAGACACACTTGTTATCATAGTCCATAACCTTGACAAGCTTTTCCCACTTGCCGTCATAGGCGCGTTGTACGAACTGAGTTTCAAGAATATTCATTATATACTTCTCCAAATTAATTAAATATTGTGCCGTTCATTTTTTCTTCGGTGGTAACGAATATCATCCGTTCGCTGTCATCAGTATAGTATACAGGGTTTAGTCCTGCTTGTCTATAGTCTTCTGCGTATTTTATTGCTATATGGAAATTGCTGTCGGGGCCGGATAGTTCTGCTGCTTGTTTAATAATTTCTTCGGAAATAGTTTGATAGGTCATAGTTCTATTCCTTCTAAAGGGTTACCATACTCCGTCTTCTATCATCCACGCGCGACCATTCTCTATAAGTTTACCAATACAATCATCACAAACATTACCTGTCTTATATTTATCTTTCTTCAAGGCAAACTTTTGCATATCGTAGAAAGAACCATACTGAGCAATGATATAAAAATCTCCATTCATTAGATAGAGAGTTGCGGCACACCCATGACTATGTTCCATGTTTTGCTTTGTTGAAGAATAGAACTCTTGTTCACAGGTGTTGCACTTCATATCTTAATCCCACAAATTCTGATAGTACTTACCGAACAGCGTGAATCCAAGTTGCTTACGCTCATTATATGCCTTACACTTGTCAGCATTAAACTTGCCGGTCTTCAATCGCTCTTCTTTACTGAACAGAAAATCTCCCTCAACGATTTCTCCCGGCTCATAAGGATCGTAGTAGTTCTTATAATCGTTCTCTTCATCAATCTCTTGCTCAAAGCTCCAAATCATCTGGTCAAGAACCCAGATCCACTGTGCATGAAAATTTTCGCTAGCCGCTTCAATCTCTTC